CGCTGCGTACTTTCCTCCTCTCCGGTTACTCCCTCTACAGGTGGGTTCTTTGCAATAAGTATCATAAGGTCAGCTTCCGCTGCCTTACCTGTTCGACTGCCTTCCATCATAGCTTGGTTCAATTGTATCTTTCCCTCTGCCTCTGCACTTAACTGTGACATATAAAACATGGCACACTCATACATCTTTGCAATCTGTCTTGCATACACTACATTAGCTTTCAATGCTTCATCGGTACGAGCAAAGCCCTGTGTCGTTGCAAACTTATCTCCCATGTCCAGCACTACAATGTCTGGCTTGTAGGATTTACACACGCTCTCTACCCATCCCATGTCCTTGCCTGTCACATCTTTAAGAAAGATATTGTCTCTAATCTTTCCATACATATCCCATGCAGCTTTAGGGTTTTCTTTTATCTGCATCAATGACATACCAGTGCAAGCTTGTAGATATCGTGCACCCACACGTGGTGATCCTTCCTCATTGCATAGCACCATACAGTTTGCACCTTGTGCCGCAAAGCCTTTTGGAGAAGCAATCATACTTGCATGAAAGGATGTCTTACCCACATTAGATCGTGCACCTATCTCAACCAAATGACCAGCGTTAACACCCTCTACCACTGTGCACAATGTAGGTATGTTGAACTTCCAACGTGTCTCCAGATCATTCTGTGCAAGCAGTGTATCAATGGATATGTCATCCCACTCTACGTGTAGGTCAGGCATGAAGTCATCTGTGTATCTGTCGAGCAACTCACGTAGTGGTTCAAGAGTTGCACGTGTACCATTGACATAATCAAAACCTAGATTAGCAACCTCTTCACCTACCACCTGCTGAAACAGTTTAGACAACACTTCCTGTGCTACATCTTTACCTAATGGTGCCTCGCGTTTTATTCTATGAAACAAATCACCATACGCTTGCTTCTGTGCTGTAGTCATAGAGGGATTGCCCGACATGAACAACGCCTCTATCTCATCTGGTGTAACGGTGCGACTATACTTCTCTATCGCCACATCAAGTGCATGTTTGATCTTACGAATGTCCTTACTGAATAATCTGTCGGGACATCTCGCCCCTCTGTGATCATCGTAGAACTCCTTGTCCATTAAGGACCGTACAAGAGCTAGTTCCATATTAAGTTCTCCAAGTTCTGAATGTCTTGTGCATTTCTATATTTCAAATCGTCGCTTAATCTTAACACACTTACCTCCGAATGTATAGACCTTAGTTCCTGTGCTATGCCCAACGTCTTAGGCAATGCGTCTGGATCAAGTGCTACAATTAACTTTGCGTACTGGGCTAAAGGTTTCTTGTGTGCACTCTGTAGTGACGTACCTAGCAATGCCACTCCTGTGCAGCTACACATTGAACCCACTACAGCCGCACTGATAGCGTCCTCCACCACCACAGCCACTTGATCAGACCCATACGTATAGGGCAACCCAGAACCTCCATACCTCTTCCATTTAGGAAGCCTTCCATTGAGAGATCGCCCTGCTCCATCGACCATCATTCTGCCCCTAAATATTGGAAAGACTATTCTGTTTTCTTTGACATCATATAGAGGACAGGGGTGCATATTCTGTAGTGAGTACTTACTTAGAAAGTTTTTAAGTCCAACGTGTTGTCGCCCCTGCACAATGTAGTCGGGCTTGTCCCACACTGGATCAGTCTCCTCTTTTGCGTGAATGGTATTACGTATATCATCTACACTAAGATAGGTACGAGTACCACCATGCACAAAGCAGCCAGCTTTGTAGCAGTTCCATACAATCATTCCATTCTTGTTGGTGACTGTAAATGTTTTTGATCCGTCGCAAACAGGACAGTTACGTCTAACCGTAGCTCCATTCGCAACATCCAAATCATCTACAAAGTTTCTTATATCCATGATGTTCTCCTACAATACAAGAGAGTTGCCAGTTACCCGATTTCTTCACGCCACCTTGAGACAAGAGTGGTCGGGAGCTACTGGCAGAGCTTTGTCTAGAGCACACTTATTATAGTTCTCCTAGTTTCATCAAGGCCCATTCAACATTTATATCAACAGTATATATACCTAAAGTTTCATCCCATATATACTGTTCAGCAGCATACTGTTCAACTGAGCCACCGCTTTTCCTAAAGTTCTGTAACTCCTCATCCTCATCGTCAATCTCAAATACATTACGTTGAGTTACTGTTACTGTGTATACCATGATTTATCCTCCACAGAGTTTAACATTTCTTCAGTTGTAGCAAAGTGCTGCACTAAGTCCTGCATGTCATCGTCCCACCATGCGGGTGATGCTCTGCCTTTGTCCCACTTAGCGAAGTATGCCTTCTCACCCTTGTAGTACTTACGGTATGCAGAAATAGGATCACCCTCAACCTTGTACTCGTCTGGCATACACTGTGGAAATGGCATGTTCTGTGCTTTCATCTCTATGCCATGAGGCACATGCTTTTGAAAGTAATGAAGCAACCTTTCACTGACATGGTGCTTGCCGTAACGGTGCGTGTACTCTGCACACAAAGCAGCAAGCAACGATACAGTCCAGTAATAATTCCAAACATCATTGCGTACCCATACACAGGAAGGATGGTTCTTGTGTGCAATTTTGTACAAGCCTTCATCGTCTGCTAACTTCTCACTACCCAATACACGATAGGCTGTTGACAACATCTGTGCAGTCTCAAGTATCATCTTGACTACATGCTTGTCACAGTGCATCTCCGCACATTCGTAGGGATCGTCGCTAAGTTTAAATATATTCATGCTGTTTCTCCAACAGTTGTATTCTATTATTTAACCAACGTAGTACTGTAAGATATTCTACATCCTCCTTATCTGCTCTTGTCATTAATAATTCTTTCTCATCTTTAAGTATGTAAAGAACATTAGATTGTGCTGTACTTAACATTATGTATCACCTTTCATGCGGCAAGGTTCTATGCTTTTACCATAACTTTGCCTTTGTGTCAAGGCAGAATTTGCGCTGGCATAGGTGTGTGTAAGGTAGGGCTTAACGCTTTGTGGATTGAGTTCTATGCTTTTACCATAACTTTGCCTTTGTGTCAAGGCAGAATTTGCGCTAGCATAGGTGTGTGTAAGGTAGGGCTTAACGCTTTGTGGATTGACATGACCCGTCACTGACATGATCTGTCCCATAGATACACCTGCATCATTCATCTGTGTTGTGCCTGTTCGTCGCAAGTCCATAAGCCATAGTTCAGACGGTAGCTCTGCTGCTATTATAACTTGTCTGCTTAACTTAGATAGACGTTGTTTAGTATAGGGAATAAACTCTCCCTGTACAGGAGCTATCATGGGAGCAACATACTTCTGAAAGCCAAAGTCCTCGTGCTGTTGTGTCAGCATGTTGATTAACTCATTCGATATCGGAAGGCTCACCTGTCCTCGACGCTTTGATTGTTGCAAGTCTAGTCGCTTTGCATCAAGGTCAATACTATCCCATTCCAATACGCGCATGTCACCCAATCTCTGTACCCATTCATATGTCATTTGTGCAATCAGACCTATGTTACGCCACCGCCACTCGCTGTACGCAGTGTCGAGAAACTTCACAACGTGTTCATGCTGCCACACAACCTTACGTTGCATAGGTGTTTTTCTCTTGACATATGCAAAAGGATTAAATGTGACGTACTCTCTGTCGATAGCGTAGTTGTATAAGATAGAGGCAGCAGCACATACGTGGTTGGCATAAGGTATACCACTGTGTATCCATTTCTCGTATGCACCCTTCGCACGTCGAGTTGTTACATCAGAAATCCTAGCATCTTCAAGGGTTTGCACCATGTTGTTAAGAAAGTACATGTAGTCTTTCTGTGTAGCTTTTCTTAGTAGAGTGAAGTTACTACTGTTGCAATAATCACGCACTAACAAAGATAGTTTACTACCTTTGCGAACATCTAATATTTCTGCTTGACTTTTCCTCCATTCATCTATCTTGGCATTGTGCTCACGAGCAGCCGACCTTGCTGCCGACAGATCAGGTCCAAGCTCCACACGCTCAACAACACCAGCAGTTATAAACTTCT